CTACATAAGTGCTGAACCAATCCAAAGGAGCTGTTGCTCGGTTAGGGCCAGAGACCCCAGGACTACCGGGATTTGGGTATGGCTCACCACGAATTCCTGTTTTTCTGTCTCCGTAAGAAATTTCTTTTAAAGGTTTTTCTTTTGGGTTTTCAAATTTTCCTGTCTCTTTATCTGTCGCAACTCCGGCATAACTTGCTGTGTTATCAATTTTAAAAGGAGAACCAAGAAGTTTAGTTCGCACATCTGCTCCAGTCAAACTGGGTGCTTTTACTGGAACAGGATTCCCTTTCTGACCAGAACCACCGCTTTGGGTTCCGGTTGGGGTGCTTATACGCCAAGAATTAGAAAATCTGCCACTCCAACGGGGGCCTATTTCTTGTAAATCTGAAATTACAGCTTCTGCTGCTTTAGCTCTGCCTTTATACAGCAAATTTACAGCTGCTCTATCGGCCCACCTGGCAAGCTCGTCAAAACCGTTTTTTGCCATTACTGGGGCCTCGCAATCACGGTGTGCAGCACTGGCTCGGCACCGCGCTTGCTGTTGATGTTAATTAGCTTGGCTTCGCGGGTTTCGCCTGCTTGCGTGTATTGGATGCGGTCAGCCTGCGTTGGGTAGTAATCCCCTAGTTCCGCCGCACCAAAAATTACTTTCAAGTCGGTTGTCTGGTACAGACCCTCGTACTCGCTTGGGTTTACGTTTGTAATGACGGCCTTCACAGTCACTTCGGTCTGTGACTGATACACCGTCCCAGTGGTTGGATTGTAGTTGCTGGGCAGGCTGGTTTTGATGTAGGTGATGTCTTGGCCCCAGTCAGCCATGATTTGTGCTGGGATGCCGCCAAATACGTCGTCGATTAGCGCCATATCAACCTCGCTCCAGTCTCACTGCGTAGTTGGCAGAACCGGCTCGGGTGTAAGGGCCAATGTAGGTGGTTACCCAAGGGAAAACGTCGAGGATGGTGTTGACCATTCCTGGGTTCTGGGAGCCGGTGTTGTATTTGACTTCGAGGTCGCCCAGTTTGACTTCTTCGTAGGTGCCGTCGGTGCCTTTGCTGCCGGTTAGGGCGTTTGGGTTGTTCGCAAGGGCGCGTGCTAGCTCGAAGGTGCCGACTTTTACTTCATCGGGGATAAATGTGCATTCGAGTTTGACACCGTCAACTTTGTACTCCTTGCGGGGCCATTTGAGTGCTTGCGTGGTAGTGCAGCGTTTCCCGTAAAATTCAAAATCGTCAATAAAACGAGTTGCTGAAATAAGCGCACGATTTTTTTGATCGTCTGTTTTATTTACCCACGTTGAGTCGTCTGGGGTTGTCTCAAAATATGCGTTTGCATCAGCTAGCGTCACATAGCTGTTCGCTGATGCTCCTTGGAGAGTGGCGTCGATTGTTGCGGCCACGGCTTAATACCACCTTTGTCTGAGTTTAGCTCTGGTACGTCGTGCTGGTTTGGGTAATACACAAGCGTGGTAAACAGTGCCGCCATTTAGTTCGATTTGTGCCTGTGTTTCGCTGACTGTGTTTGCAGGAATGTCCATAAATTTCTTTGTACTATCCTGAGTAATGAAAAGCCGCACCAAATCCATGCCGGTTCGTAAAAGCGAAGTCTCGGGTACTAGCCTAAAGAAAGTGGAGGAGCCGAAGGCGGAAAAGCCACGGAAGTTTGCGGATGTCGTCAAGGAAGTTAAGAAGATGCGCGATGGCGGCAAAACTGTGCCGGTTATCGCAGCTGAACTTAAGCTCAGCTACACCATCGTTAATCAGCTTGTGCTGAGGTCTTACAAAATGGTGGCGCGGACTGAAGAAGTCTTTAATCGCCAAGAACAAATGCGCCTTGGCTTGCTGTAGACCATAAAAAAGCCCCCTTTCGGGGGCTCGGTCGTTCGGGGACCAAAGCTTATCAGGAATAAGCGGTGGTGTCGAACGGGGTGTTGACCAGCAGGCGCACGATGGGCACCATCTTGGTGGTTGAGAACACCAGGTTCCAGCTGCTGGTGTCGGCAAGGTTGCCGGTGGTTGCAGCGTTGGTGGGGTTGTCGCCAGCGGCGGCCCACTTGGTGCCGGTGATGTGGAAACCGTAGTGGTAATCCACAGCCAGCACATCCTGCATGGACAGGATGTTGCGGTCGGCGGCAAGGCGCAGATCCTGTTGGATGCCCTCGGACACAACGCCAGACTTGAACATGTAGATGGGGTACTTAACCACATGGGTTGAAGTACCGCCAGCCAGGGAACTCAGCTGGTCGTCGATGACAACACGCAGACCTGCGAAGGTTGCGACTTCGGGTTGGGTGACGCCAACACCACCAGCGCCCCAGGTCACTGCGCCGGAAGCGGCCAGTGCGGAGGTGCTGAAGGTCAGCATTCCGATTTGTTGCAGGTAATAAGCAACAGCGGAGTGCATTGCGATGGTGTCGATCTCTTCACCACGCTCGCCCAGCAGGTTTTTGGCCTGCATCACGTTGCCGACGCTCAGGTAGTTGGCTTCGGCAGCAGTTGTGCCGGCCACTGATGCGTCGTACTGGTTAGCGCCAAGGACGCCAGCAGCGGTGATGCCACCAAACAGACCCAGCAGTTGAGCCTTCAGGGTGGAAGTCTTCAGCTTGTTGATGGCGGCGGTCAGCTGATTACGCACATGGGCGAGGGGGTCAGCGCCGGAGCCAAGCTTGCTGAGGTCATCAGCGGCGTAGCTGAAGCCACGGTGCAGCAGAGTCATAATCTGCTCGTCAGCGGTGGTTCCCTGAGGAGTCAGGTAGCCAGCGCCGCCGGTGCCCCAAGTGGCGTTGCTGAGGATTTGCTCCTCAGTCGGGTTAATAGGATCGTGGAACGGCACGCGAACACGAGTGCCGCCGGCACGGGCATCCAGAGCAGCGTTGCGTTGGATGATGCCGCTTTGCACCCACTTGGATTGCTCAAAAATACCCTCAGAGGTGTACTGAAGGAATTCGGGGCGCGTTACAAGATCCGACAGGAATGTTCCGCCGGAATAGTTCTCAGAAATGGCAGCCATTACGGGCTCCTAAAAAAGGGTTTACGGGTTTTGTCCCACTAGGACTATTTCCCGGCCTCAGCTTTAAGAATTCGAGCTTTGTCTGGATCCTTAGAAAGAAGAATCATTTGCTCGGTGATGTTAAAGCTGTCTTTCAACCACGGGTTGGATTGGCCGGGAAGGGAGGTGGCGCGGGCACTGCCCGTAACACCCATTCCGGCAGTGTTACTAGCTGCAAAATGATGCTCGTAACCACTGCCAGGATTTTTCAGGTTGGCGACGTATTCCGCCACCGGGGTCTCAACACCGCCAATAACAGCCACAGGCTGTCCATCTTTGGTGCGGAGATTGTCCTCTACTAGACGATACAGCTGATCAGGTGCAAGCGCACCAGCTGTTGATAACTGGGAGAGCATATTTGAACGCAGTTGTTCTTTTGAATACCCTTGTTTAATTTGTTCGACTTCGGATTCTTTTTCGGCCAAACTTGCTTTTAGTGAGGAGATTGTAGTTTGAGCGTCATCCCATAACGTTTTGTATTCGCCGGATTCAGCCAAACGTGCTTCTTCGGCTTTTTTCTTTGCGGACTCAATATCGGTCAGCTGCTGCTGGAGCTTTTCGCGGTTTTCCTTGTCTTTTCGACGCTCACTAATTAGCTCGGCGTTTTTTGCTTTGAGAGCGTCGAGTTGAAGTAGAAGGTCGTTTGCGCTAGCCACAGGCTGCTCAGCTGCATTCTCCACAGGAGAAGGTGCTTGCTGTTCTTCGGACACGGTAAAACTTTATTTAGACAATACTATTCTACAGGGTTCTCATTAACTACAACAGCCGGCGGTGGTTCGGTAATCTTTGCCGCTTCCTCTGCCACTTTGACGTCATCTGGCAAAATCTCGCCTCGGCGCAGGATTTCAAGCAGCATTTCGTCCGTGATCTTGCCGTTGTTGTTCAAGTCAGACAACACTGAAATGTCTTGGCCGATCAGGCGGTAGTAGTCGAAGTCACGGTCGATGCGGATTTTGGGCGGTTCCATTCCGACGTATTTAGCCGCCAAACCATAGGCCTGATTAAGTGCGCTTTCCAGCTCTTGGCTGATGATGGACAACACTGAGTTGCTTTGTGCTTGGTCAATGCGCTTGGCTTCGGCTGACTCGGCAACAAACTTTTGGCCGAACAACTTCGTCACACCCAAAGTGGACATTTGTAGCTCAAGAGATTGCAACTCGGCCATCTGTGCGTCGAAGCTTGTGGCGTCCGCTTGCACGTAATACGCTTTGTTGCCGGGCGTCATTGCAATCGCGTAATTAACGCCCATGCTCGCGGAACCTAGCGCGTCATCCCAGCCCTCTAGCACAAGAGTCGGCATTGCCGCAATGTGCAAGGCGTGGATTAGGTCAGCTTGTCGCTGGTAGTGGGTGATATTGAGATTGGCGATGTCAAGCAGCGGCGGTTGAGAGCGCAACATGCCCCGGCGGTTGCTGTAAATGGGCACCACTGGAATTTCGTCCAGGCTGAAGCCCCCGGTTTGGGAAAATTCGACGATGTCTTCGCCCAACGTGTACAGGTCATACTTGCCTGGGTAGATGACTCGCATCTGCTCGACTTGCTCCTCGCCAAAGTCGTTCAGAGGACGGGTGACGTACTCGTGAATTCGGACTTGCGTTAGGGGGCTGCCGGGCATCGTGTAATCAGCTTGCCGCCATCCCCAAATTTGTGCTGCGTCAACATGCACGAAATAGGGGCGACGGCCCATTGCACGCTCTTCAGCCAAGTTGCGTGCCCCGGTTGCAGCGGGATAGTCGACAAGAACTGCGCTATGGCCAAAGGAAAGGCTGCTAACCAAGGCGCGGCGCGCGTACTCATTGATGTTTGAACCTAGTCCGTCGATATTTTCGCTTAGCTCTAGCCAGTAATCGTCACCTTCAATGTGAATTGGTTTGCGCAGAATCGCTCCGGCTGCAGTTTCGATTAGGCGGCTGGTGTACGGCGATAGAACACTGCGGTCAACTCGGGTTTCGTATGCTTCATCGTCTTCACGCGGCTCTTGCGGAAGATACGTTTCACTTAAATCACGGATGTAGTTGGTGCCTCGGGTGACGGCAGCCATTACCTGCCAGTCTTCCATCATTGCGATGACTTCCAAGTCACGCACAAAAGGCGACTCGCTGACCGAAGCGCCGGTAGGGGGGATGTTTGCGCTGTAAACCACGGTCAGTTGCCTACTTTAATATCATTTTGAC